TCCAGATTGATAAGGATATAAAATAAAATGACTACAAAAAATTTCGTTGTTAAGAATGGTATTACAACAGGTAATATTACTCTTGACGCCAGTACAGGTAATGTTACCGCTAATAACGCTAACTTAGGCAACTTAGTTACTGCTAACTTCTTAGCAGGTAACGCCAACGCATTATTCAATATTCAAGGTGCTAACGTTGTTGGTACAGTGGGTAATGCTACAACTGCTGTAACAGCAGGCACAGTAACAACTGCGGCACAACCAAATATCACAAGTACTGGAACTCTCACTTCAGTATCAGTATCTGGAAATGCAAACATTGGAAACATTGGCACAGCCGGAGTAGTCACCGCAACTGGCAATGTTACTGGTGGAAATTTAGTTACAGGCGGTGTCATTTCCGCAACTGGTAACGCTAATGTAGGTAATATCGGAACAGCAGGCCTTATCACTGCTACAGGTAATATCGGTGGCGGAAACATCAATACAGGTGGTGTAGTCTCTGCAACTGGTAATGGTACATTTGGTAATATAACAACTGGTGGATTGATTAGTGCAACTGGTAATATTACAGGTGCTAACTTAGTAACAGGTGGTGTCATTTCCGCAACTGGTAACGCAAACGTTGGTAACATCGGTGCTGCCGCAGGTGTATTCTCAGGAACATTAAGTGCTACAGGTAATGCTAACGTTGGTAATTTAGGTACCGGTGGTTTAATTACGGCTACTGGTAATATCGGTGGTGGAAATATTGTAACTGCCGGTGTAGTAACGGCAACAGGTAATGTTACAGGTGGCAATTTAGTAACTGGTGGTGTCATCAGTGCTACTGGTAACGCAAACGTTGGTAACTTAGGTGCTACAGCAGTTGTATCAACTACGATTAGTGCTAGTGGTAATGCCAACGTAGGTAACATAGGAACAACAGCATTAGTTGCAACTGGAACAGGTAGTTTTGGTGGCAACGTTAATATGAATAGCAAGAACATCACAAGTCTTGCAGATCCGTCAAATGCACAAGATGCGGCAACTAAACAATACGTTGACAACATGGCGTCAACTGGTTTGGCGTATCACACAGCCGTAGCAGCCGCAACAACAGGCACATTAGCTACTGCAACTGGTGGTACAATGACATATAATAATGGTACATCAGGTGTTGGTGCAACATTAACAACGACAGGAACATTCACTACTATTGATAGTGTAAACGTTGCAAGTGTTGGTACACGTATCTTAGTTAAGAATGAAGCTAATGCGGCATGGAATGGTGTTTACACATACACAAGTAGTACAGTTATTACTCGTTCAACTGACACAGACTCATACGGCCCAAGTAGTGCAACTGACTTAAGTGAGAATGATTATTTCTTTGTATCAGGTGGTACAGTTAATATTGGTTCTGCATGGGTTGTAACAACGACTGGTGTAATTACATTTGGTACTACAAACATTAACTTTAGTCAATTCAGTACCTCACAGGTTTATACTGCTGGTACAGGTTTAACATTAACAAGTACTACGTTCAGTGTTAATAATAGTCAATCACAGATTACAAGTGTTGGTACATTAACCGCACTAAGTGTTTCAGGTAACGCAAATATTGGTAATATTGGTACAGCAGGTATTGTTGTAGCAACAGGTAACGTAACCGGTGGTAACTTAACAACTGCAGGTGCACTAAGTGCAGGCGGTAATGCTAACGTTGGCAATTTAGGTACAGCGGGCGTATTTGCTACAAGTTTAAGTGCAACAGCTAACGCTAACGTTGGTAACTTAGGAACAGCAGGACTAATTACAGCAACTGGTAATATTGGTGGTGGTAATATCAACACTACCGGTTTAGTAAATGCAGGAACATTAACTGTTTCTGGTGTAAGTAATTTAGGTGCTATTGGTAATATCACAATCACCGGTGGTTCAAGTGGTCAAGTACTACAAACAAATGGTTCAGGTGGTCTATCGTTTGTTGCAATTAGCACATCAAGTATATCTAATGGTAACTCAAACGTATCTATCGCTACTGCTAATGGTAATGTAAACATCAATTCTGGTGGCAATACAACATTAGTTGTAACACCAACAGGTGCTAATATTGCAGGTACATTAAGCACTAGCGGCAATGCTACATTAGCAAATATCAGTACAGGTGGTTTAGTAACTGCAACAGGTAATGTAACCGGTGGTAACTTAGTAACAGCAGGTGTTGTATCTGCTACTGGCAACGCTAATGTTGGTAACATTGGTACAGCAGGATTAATCACAGCAACTGGTAATATTACTGGTGGCAATTTAGTAACAGGTGGCGTATTATCTGTAACAGGTAATGCTAACGTTGGTAATATTGGAGCAACCGGTGTAGTTGCTACAACAGTTAGTGCATCAGGTAATGCCAACGTTGGAAACATTGGTACAGGTGGACTAATTACTGCTACTGGTAATATTGGTGGTGGTAATATCAATACTGCAGGTATTGTTTCTGCAACCGGTAATGCTAATGTTGGTAATGTTAATACAACAGGTGTATTTGCTACAACATTAAGTGCTACAGGTAATGCTAATATTGGAAACATTGGTACTGCTATTATTACAGCATCTGGCAATATTACTGGTGCAAACATTATCACTGGTGGTATTGTAAGTGCTACAGGTAACGGTACATTTGGTAACGTTGCGGGTGGTAACTTAGTAAGTGCTACATACTTAGGCGGTACATTAACTACAGCGGCACAACCAAACATCACAAGTACAGGTACTCTAACAAGTTTAGCAGTAACTGGAAACGTAACAGCAGGCAACGTTCTATTGAACGGTGGTCTACAAAGTAACAGAACAAATGTATCAGTAACAACAAACACTGTTATTGACCAATTTGCTCCTGCTACTTACAGAACAGCTAAGTATATTATTAGTGCTTCAAGTGCAAATGGCTATCAGTCAGTTGAAGCATTATTAGTACAAGATGGAACAAACAGTTACATAACAATTTATGGATCAGTTTGCTCTAACGTATCAGCAGATATTATTGACATTAGTAGTAATATCAACGGAGTTTCAGGTAACGTTGCATTGTATGCAACAAGTTCAGGCGGTACTGCTACTGTCAACTTGTTAACAACTTACTTGAAGACCTAATCTACTTACCCTTCGGGGTAAGTTTTACAATTTAATTAAACAGGGAATATGGAACTGTGGCGACAGGATTTACAAAAAATTTCGTAGTTAAGAACGGCATTACAACCGGTCCAATTACACTCGATGCTGGTACTGGTAATATTACCGGTACAAATCTATCCGTCACAGGCTTAACAGATTTAGGTAATGTAGGTAATGTATCCATTACTGGTGGCTCAAGTGGATATGTATTATCTACAGATGGGTCAGGGAACTTAACTTTCATCGACCCCACAGCAAGTTCATCAAACCCAGCACCCATGCCCATTGTTATCGATTTTGGTAACACATTGACAATAGGTTCTAATTATCAAGGTCTATTTGGATACCCACTGACAGTTGACGGAACATTAGATATTGAAGGTGTATTGGTTGATGTAAATGACGGTGCACCGGCAGGATCAAATACGCAAATCCAATTCAATAATCAAGGGATAACTTCGGGAAATCCATATTTAACTTTCAATACGTCAACTAACACATTTACAACTAAAATAGTAAAAACTATTTCAACTACAGTCGCATCATTACCATCTGCATCTTCTATAGGTGCAGGGGCAAGAGCATTTGTGACTGACGCAAACACCACAACATTTTTGGCTATAGTAGGAGGAAACGGCGGAAACGCTGTTCCTGTAGTCTCTAACGGAACAAATTGGATTGTAGGATAACATAAAAAGATAAATAATATGATATTAGTGCAAACCGCAACACTAACAAGGAAACAAAGATGAGTTTAATTCTAAAGCAAGAAACAGCAAGTTCGATACCAGCTCCCCCATCTGGTAAAACCACATTATTTGTGGACACAAATGGTACAATGAGTACAGTATCACCCAACGGGGCAGTGCAAACTTTCCCAACAGCAGGAGGGTCAAATACTCAAGTTTTCTTCAATGACCAAGGATCTATTGGTGCTAGTTCTGCAATGACGTTTGATAAAACAACGTCAACATTAACTATTTCTAATGTTTCTGTCACTGGCACATTGAACGCAGGTGATATTAGTGTTTCATCTATTGCAAATGGTACAAGTAATGTTGATATTATTGGGGTAAGTGGTAATGTTACTACTAGTGTCGCTGGTAATGCAAATATTTTTGTTGTTTCTGGAACTGGTGCAAACGTAAATGGAACTTTTAGTGTTAGTGGTAACGCTAACGTAGGTAACTTAGGTGCTACAGCAGTTGTATCAACAACATTATCTGCTAGTGGTAATGCTAACGTTGGTAACTTAGGTACTGCCGGGACTGCCACAGTTGGTAATCTAAATGTAACAGGTAATGTAACAAGTGCATTGCTTCCTGACGCAAACGTCACGTATGATTTAGGTTCTCCTACTCAGCGTTGGAAAGATATCTATCTAGCTAATAGTACAATCTATTTAGGTGGCCAGACTCTTAGTGCAAATGCTACAGCAGTTGCTATTTCAGGTAATATTTCTGGTAATGTAGTAGCGACAACAATCTCCGCTAGTGGCAATGCTAACGTAGGTAATTTAGGTACTGCTGGTTTAATTACTGCTACAGGTAATATCAGTGGTGCAAATATCAATGGTACATTCTATGGTGCAGGTACTGGCTTAACAGGTATTCCTGGAGCTAATGTAACTGGTACTGTACCAAGTGCTACTATTGCGGCATCAGTAACAAATAACATACAAGCTAATATTAATCAATTAGGCACATTAACAGGTCTCTCTGTTTCCGGCAATGCCAACGTTGGTAACTTAAATACTGCAGGTGGTGTATTTGCAGCCACAGTTAGTGCTACTGGTAATGCTAATGTTGGTAATATCGGTGCGGCAGCAGGTGTATTCACTACTATTGCTGGTTCATTAACAACAGCGGCACAACCTAATATTACAAGTACAGGTACACTATCAACCTTAACAGTCACTGGATTGATTGAGGCAGGTAATATCAAAGTTAACAATGATGCCAATATTTTAGGTAATGTTGCAGTTGGCATATTAAGTGCAACAGGTAATATTTACGGTGCGAACACATTCGTTGAAGGTAATTTACGTGCCAACGTTGCTCTTAGTGTAGTTGGTAATGCTAATGTAGGTAATTTAGGTACTACTGGTACCGTTACTGCTGGTGTTATTTCTGCTACTGGCAACATTACTGCAGGTAATCACTTGATTGCTACTGGTTATATTACTACTGGTAATGGTTTTGTAGCTACTTCTAATTATCAAGGGTCATTCAGTGATGGTATTGTAGTTGATTATTCAACTGGTGTAGGTCGTCTAAGTGCTGGTGCCGCAGACGGATTCACATTCTATAATAATGGCGTTGGCAACGTAGTATTGGCTACAGTAGATGCTAATGGTAATGTAACTGCTACTGGCACAGTAACAGGTGCAGGTATCACAAGTTCTACAACATTAAGTTCAACAGGCAACGCAAACGTTGGCAACTTAGGTACAGGTGGTTTGATTACTGCTACTGGTAACATTGGTGGTGGTAACATTAACACAGGTGGAGTCATCAGTGCTACTGGTAATGCTAACGTGGGTAATTTGGGTACTGCTGGTTTAATTACTGCTACTGGTAATATTACCGGCGGCAACTTAGTAACAAGCGGTATAATAAGTGTTACTGGAACAGGCGTAAGTTCTATTAATGGCAACTTGAACATGAACAGCAAGTATGTTGTTAGTGTTTCTGATCCAGTTAACGCACAAGATGCGGCTACTAAAAACTATGTTGATACATTAGTGTCAAGTGGGGTTAGTTATCATACTCCGGTTACAGTTGCAACAACAACGACATTGGCTACAGCTACAGGCGGTACAACATCTTACAACTCACCAAACGGTGCGGCAAATGGTATTGGTGCTTATATCAGCACAACAGGTACATTCTTAAACATTGATGGTGCAAATGTTCAAACAGTTGGAACACGTATTCTTGTTAAAAATGAAGCAAATGCGGTATGGAACGGTGTTTATACGTATGCTAACACAACAGCTATCGTTCGTGCAACTGATGCAGACGAATATGGTCCAAATAGTCCAGAACAACTAAGTATCAATGATTACTTCTTTGTATCCGGTGGTGTTGTAAATGAAGGTGTATCATTTGTTGTTAATGCACCATCTGGAACAATTACATTTGGTACTTCAAATATTACATTTGCTCAATTTAGTACAAGTCAAGTTTATGATGCAGGTACGGGTATTGCGATCACCGGCACAACAATTAGTGCTAACGCAAGTCAAACACAAATTACAGCAGTTGGATCACTAACTTCACTAAGCGTAGTTGGTAATGCAAACATTGGCAACATTGGTACTGCAGGTATTATTACTGCTACAGGTACAGCTACAGTAGGTAATCTATCTACTGCAGGTACAATCAGTGCTACAGGTAATGCTAACGTTGGTAACTTAGGTACAGCTGGATTGATTACTGTTACTGGTACAGTAACAGCAGGTAACTTAGCAACTGCAGGTACATTGAGTGCAGGTGGTAACGCTAACGTTGGTAACTTGGGTGTTACCGGTATATTTGCTAGTACATTGAGTGCTACGGGTAATGCTAACGTAGGTAATGTTGGTGCAGCCGGCGGTTACTTCACAACAGTAGCTGGTGGTTTAACAACACCAGCACAACCTAACGTTACATCTGTTGGTACATTAGCATCATTATCAGTAACAGCTAATGCTAATATTGGTAACATTGGTACTGCTGGTTTAATTACTGCTTCTGGTAACATTGGCGGTGGCAACTTGACAACTCCAGGTCAATTAGTTTCAACAGTAGTAACAGGTACTGCTCCAATTGTTGTTTCTTCTACAACACAAGTTGCTAACTTGAGTGTTGCTACTGCAGGTAGTGCAACTACTGCAGGCACAGTAACAACTGGTGCTCAACCAAATATTACTAGTGTTGGTACATTAGCTTCACTAAGCGTAACAGGTAATGCTAACGTTGGTAACATTGGTGCAGGCACTGGTGTGTACACTACATTGAGTGCAAGTGGTAACGTAACTGGTGCAAACGTTAATGCTACAACATTCTATGGTGCGGCTACTGGTTTAACTAGTATTCCTGGTGGTAACGTTACAGGTACTGTTCCGTCTGCAACTACAGCAGGTACTGTAACAACGGCAGCACAGCCTAATATTACTAGTGTCGGTACATTGACTGGTCTAACAGTTAATGGTACTACGACTACGCTGTCTGCTATAGCTACAACTATCCAAGCAACTGGTGGTCTAAGTACTAGTGCAGGTAACGTCACTGGTAACTGGACATTGACTACCGGCTCACGATTCCAAGCGACTTACGCTTAATCATCAAATTCATAGACACTTACTAAAAATGATAAGTAAGTGTCTATGAATATCTTTCAATCATCGTATGAAGCAAGGCTTCAAGATTGGTTTCAATTACGGAATTCCGTATCAAGTTTACCCTTACAGGATCAATGTGTCATCATAGATAAATGGTGGCAGACTGCTCCTTTGGTAAATCATCATCTGCATCCTCATGATATGGATAACTGGCCTGATCCTTGGGAACTTTTGTCCGAAAATATTTACTGTGAGGTTGCAAGAGCATTAGGAATGTGTTATACTCTATATCTAATAGGTGTAACTGATATAGAAATGGTTTTGGCAAAGAATAATATAGCAGAAGATGTGGTACTAGTCCTGGTTGACAACGCAAAATATATACTGAATTACTGGCCTGATACGGTCATAAGTAATAGTCTAAACGAATTCACAGTAGTACAAAAATTAGATATAACAACAATAACACAGAAGATAGGTAAATTATGATAATAAACGTCACCAAACGATCTGGGGCAAAAGAGCCTCTTACATTAGAAAAATGGCAAGCACAAGTAGCAAAAATATGTACAGGGATAGCAGATGTTAGCCCGTCGATGGTAGAGATTAAATCACAATTACACTTTTACGATGGTATCACAACAAAACAAATCGATGAAATCACATTACGTGCTATTGTAGATTTGATTGACGTAGAGAATAACCCAGACGTTGGGCACACAAATTATCAATATGTAGCAGGAAAGCAACGTGTTAGTATGTTGCGTAAAGATGTGTATGGTTCATATACACCTCCTCGTTTATACGAAATTGTTAAAAAGAACATTGAAACTGGATTGTACACTAATGAATTACTAGAGTGGTACACCGAAGAAGAATGGGATAAGATGGATACGTTCATTGACCATTCTAAGGACGAGCAATATAGTTATGCCGCCATTGAACAACTAATTGAAAAATATCTTGTACGCAATCGCAGTACAAAACAAACATACGAAACACCTCAGGTACGTTACATGGTAGCCGCCGCTACTGTATTCCATAAAGAAGAGCCTAATAGTGCTCGTATGCGTTATATAAAGGAATACTATAATGCAGCCTCTGATGGTTTATTCACTCTTGCTACTCCTGTCCTTGCTGGTCTCGGTACCCCTACTAAACAATTCAGTTCGTGCGTACTTATTCGCAGTGATGATGACTTGGATAGTATTTTCGCTAGTGGTGAAATGATGGCAAAGTATGCTAGCAAACGTGCTGGCATTGGCTTAGAGATTGGTCGATTACGCCCATTAGGTAGTCCTATTCGTGGTGGCGAAATCATGCACACTGGTATGATTCCCTTCTTAAAGAAATGGTTTGGTGACTTACGCAGTTGTTCACAAGGTGGCATCCGTAATGCAAGTGCTACTGTGTTCTACCCAATATGGCACCATCAGTTTGATGACTTAATCGTATTGAAGAACAACCAAGGTACAGATGAGACACGGGTTCGCTTTATGGACTATGGTGTAGTGCTTAGTGCCTTCTTCTGGAGACGATTTAAGAATAAAGAGAACATCACATTCTTTGATCCTAACGAAGTGCCTGACCTCTACGAAGCATTTTATTCAAACACCGCCTTGTTTGAAGAACTATATGTAAAATATGAAAAGCGTAAAGACCTACGTAAGAAAACAATGAATGCAGAAGATGTATTCAAAGGTGGCATACTAAAAGAACGCACAGACACTGGTCGTATCTATCTAGTGTTTGTTGACAACGTGATGAATCAAGGTCCATTCGACCCTGAATATCACACAATTTATCAGAGTAACTTGTGCTGTGAAATTCTACTTCCTACTAAGTCTTTTAAACGTCTTGATGATAGTGACGGCCGCATCGCTTTATGCACATTGGGTAGTATCAACTGGGGAGCTTTCCGTAATCCAGAAGATATGCGTAGGGCTTGCCGTATTCTTCACCGCAGTCTTAACAATATCCTTGATTATCAAGACTTCTTGAGCATCCAGTCTAAACTATCTAATGATGAGATTCGTCCATTGGGTATCGGTATCACTAACTTAGCATACTGGCATGCAAAGCGTGGTTACAAGTATGGTGAGAAAGATGCACTACAAGAAGTTAAATCTTGGATGGAACATCTATCATATTATCTAACCGAAGCTAGTGTAGAACTTGCACAAGAACGTGGTCGTTGTGCACATAGTGATAAGACACGTTATGGACAAGGAACATTCCCTTGGGAACTACGTGCTAAAGGTGTTAATGATTTGGCTAACTTTGAACCAGAATTAAACTGGGAAGGACTACGTGCTATGATGCGTAGTTATGGTGTCCGTAACGCTACACAAATGGCTGTTGCTCCTGTAGAATCTAGTAGTGTAGTTATTAATTCTACAAATGGTATTGAGATGCCAATGAGTTTAATTTCAGTAAAAGAAAGTAAAGCAGGAAGCTTTGTGCAAGTTGTTCCTGAATATCATAAGTTGAAAAACAAATATCAGATGATGTGGGATCAAAAAGATTGTGATGGTTATCTAAAAACAGCGGCAGTTATTGCGGCTTATGTTGACCAAAGTATTAGTACTAACACATTCTATAATCCTGCACACTTTGCTGACAGAAAAGTTCCTACAACATTGATTGCTAAGAACTTGATGCAAGCACACTACTGGGGCTTAAAGACATTCTACTATAGCTTGATTAACAAAGCAGGTAGCAAACAACAAGAAGAAACAGTAGTTGATTTGCCTAGTGGCTTTAGTGATATGGAAGAAGAAGATTGTGAAGCTTGCAAGTTATGATTGATGATATAGAATTAATAAATCCATATCATCCAAACATACAGCTAAAAAATTTTATTGATTTAGACGATAAGCTTAATGAGTGGTACGATTACATAGGTGATTACAATCCAGACCCACCGACTGGTATGAATCGATCTCCTAGAGCTATCAAAGATTTTAGAAGTACATCAAGGGATATCTATTATTATATAGACTTGTTGTATGATAATAATCCTAAATCTGTTATTGATTTTGGGTGTGGTGAGTGTTTGTTTAAAAGATGGTTTCCTAATATTTTTGGTGTAGATCCTACTCCATGGCCATTTGGTAAAGCTGATGTAACAACACCAAACATAACTCAATTTGTTAAAGAAAATAAAAATAAATTTGATTGTGGTATGGCATTGAACAGTATTCATTTCGGTAGCTTTGATGAAGTTAGAGAGAATATTAATCAATGCATGACATTAATAAAGTCTAAAGGAAGATTCCTATTCACAGTTAACATTGATTCGATTATAAAGTTTGGTAAATATGACAACTCTGCTGAGTTTGTCAATACAAACTCTTTTTATAATGAAGTTATAAAAAAATTAGAGTACAACATACTATTATTAGATGTACTCGATAGAAAGAAGATTACATATATCCCGCCTTTAAACGGAGACATACGTTTTATTTTAGAAAAAGATTAATATGAGCAAACAACAATACAACCTAAACACTAAGACAGACTATTTGAATAGAAAAATGTTTTTGGACCCGGAAGGTCCCGTAACCATTCAAAGGTTTGAAGAAGTAAAGTATAAAAAGATTGCAGACTTTGAAACAACAGCACGTGGTTTCTTCTGGGTTCCAGAAGAGATTTCTCTAACTAAAGATGCTAATGATTTCAAAGATGCAAGCGATGCAGTAAAACATATCTTCACTAGTAATCTATTACGTCAAACTGCATTAGACAGCTTGCAAGGACGCGGCCCTAGTCAAGTGTTTGCACCTGTCATATCATTGCCTGAATTAGAAGCATTAGTATATAACTGGACATTCTTTGAGACAAACATTCACAGTCGTAGTTATAGTCATATCATTCGCAACATCTATAACGTGCCAAAAGAAGTGTTTAACACAATCCATGATACTAAAGAAATCATAGACATGGCTAGTAGTGTTGGAAAATACTATGATGACTTACATAAGTTTAACTGCATTAAAGAGATTGACAGCGATCCCAACAACTGCCCAGAAGAGGGACATATCAAAGCAATATGGTTAGCACTCAATGCTAGTTATGCATTAGAAGCATTCCGTTTCATGGTATCATTTGCTACAAGTCTTGCTATGGTTGAGAACAAAATCTTCATCGGCAACGGCAACATCATTAGCTTGATTCTACAAGATGAATTGTTACACAAAGGTTGGACAGCTTACATCATCAACCAAGTTGTTAAAGAAGATAGTCGTTTTGCTAAAGTAGCAGAAGAATGCCGTGAAGAAGTCTATCAATTGTACATGGATGTTATCCGTGAAGAAAAAGCATGGGCAGACTATCTATTCAAAATGGGTCCTGTTATTGGTTTGAACGCAACTGTATTAAAAGACTTTGTTGATTATACAGCAAACGATGCATTGAAACAGATTGGTATTCGTTACAATCATCCTGCCCCAAAAACTACCCCTATCCCGTGGTTCAACAAACATAGTGACACAAGCAAAAAGCAAACTGCACTGCAAGAAAACGAATCAACAAATTACGTTATTGGTGTAATGAGTGACTCATTAGACTATGACGCACTACCAAATATTTAAAAGGAAATAAAATGAAAGCAATCGTATGGAGTAAGTATCATTGTCCTTATTGTGACCAAGCTAAAGCACTATTAACTCAAAAGGGTATCCCTTTTGAAGAACGTAAAATTGGTGATGGTTACACTAAAGAAGAATTGTTGGAAGCAATTCCAACAGCACGAACAGTTCCGCAAATTATTTTAGACGGACAATTAATCGGTGGATTCACTGAACTCAAACAAAAACTAACAGAAAGTAACTAATGCAAATAGCACTAAAACCAAATACAGTATACACATTCAAGCTTAACTCAGGAGAAGAACTAATCGCTAAAGTAACACAAGCAGGTGGTGATTTCATTGAAATTGAAGAACCGGTATCTATTGCACCTACACAACAAGGTATGCAAATGATTCCTAGCGTATTTACCGCAGATCCGAAGGGTATTTTTAGACTAAATACTACTAGCGTTGCCATTTATGCTGAAACTGATGATAGTGTCAGAATGAAGTATTTAGAAGCAACAACTGGTATTAAAGTACCGGATAAGAAAATTTTAGTAGGATAATAATGCCACAGTTATGTAGGGTAGGAGATCAGAACGAAGCAGGCGGTGCCATCATTGGAGGAGCATCCACTGTGTTTGCCAATGGGATTAAGGTAGGTCAAGTAGGAAATCAATTGACCCCTCACTCTCCTTGGGGTAAAAAACCTCATCCCCCACATGACAAAGCAACAGTTACTTCAGGTAGTTCAACAGTATTTGCTGATGGAATACAAGTGGCTAGAATATCGTCAAGTAATAGTTGCGGACATTCAATGAGTCAGGGTAGTCCTGATGTATATGTACCATGAGTGATACAGGAAAACAAAGTCCATTAGGTGTTAACTCACTTAATTCATATTTAAATGCCACTGGTTTAAACATAAACCCAGTTTTTGCTGGGTATGCAGGTACTAGTCATAACTTTCCCGGATACTCATTTGGTAGTGTTTGTCAAAACACTGTATTAAGAGTAATCACTCATGCTATACATGAAGGGTATAGCGGAAATAGTGACGGTATACCTTATAATGATGTATACAATAACTTAATTTCAATTGGTGCTGGATATGTAAACATACCTATATCTAGTATAACTTCAGGCATCGATCCTGGAACGGATCATATATGGTTCAAAGTAACATATACAAACAATGTAATATTGACTGCTAATAGTTATGTAAAGATATCAGGAGTTACTCCTAATGGCTACAATGGTAATTGGTTGATTGAAAGTGTTGGATCAGAAAGTGCTGGTACTAGATATTTCAGAGTAGCAATAACAGCAAACTATGGTACTGCTACAGTACCGGGTACATTTACTATTGATACACAAGTTCCCGGGCTCGGTAATGCAAAGGCATTGGTATATACTTGGGAAGATTTGATAGGACGCTTTGGTACTGGAACATTTAATTTAGGTGATACTAAGGGCTGGGGCGGATCTACATATAAGAATAATTTAGATAGCTCTGATCCTAATCCTGCAACACAGTGGGCTTACATTAGATTGTTAGCATTACAAGCGTGGATGGAATTTAATTATAATAGTACTCTTGAAATAGGAGATCAAATAAATCCAGCTGGATACAGAGACTTCTTGCAATCATTCAATAGTGCCGCAGGTTTTATTAGTTATTCAAATAGTGCTATTCTTTCAGTTGACAACTCTAAAACATTCTTAGATGGTACATATAGTAATATGAATGATTTGATGTCTGCTGATATCACTGGTATTAGTTTGGCTACAAAAGCATTCGGTCAAGACTTGATTGCAATGGGTAAAGTATTGGATCTTGAAAAGATTGCTACATTTGGTTTGCCAAGTAACTTACTACGAACTTTATTACGTTATAACGCACTAACACAAAACATTAGTTTGGCTATTATTGCTACTGGCATCAACACAAACGAACTAGGTGAGATACTAGGAAATATTAAACAACCTACTATTGAACAAGAACAGAAACTATATGCGGCTTTCTTTTTAACAGTAGGTGATAGTTTAACGGAAGCATTGATTCCGTTGAACTGCAAAACACAAGGATTAGAGTCACTGGCTGATTTGTTAAATCCAAAGAAGATGTTCCCTAATAGCTATGAGTCATTAACTGTTCCTGTGTATAATACAACAGAACAACCTACTAACAGTAAAACATACTATCCAATATATGTTAATGGCTCAGTTAATCCTAACTTGAATAGTCCTAATGTCAAAGAACAAATAGGTGAACAGACACCAGTTGGTACTCCTCTTATAAGAGAAGCGGCACCCGTAGTTGCAGATAATACAGCATCTTCTGTAACAGATACACCTAGTCAGATTGCAGGCAGGGTATCAGGTGGTTCTATTGTTACTGGTATAGGTTCTGTACAAGCTTAAGGATATAATATGGCTGGATTTTTTCAAAATTTATTAACTGAAACGGCAACAGTACAAGACTTGAATAGTCAAGTAGATAGTGCAACCACTACCTCAACTAATACTATTAAAATTCAACAGCCTACAATAGGGTTCGGTTCTTATTTGTCAGGTATATTGCCGCCTGATATAGCAACTGCATGTGGTGCACTATCGCAATCATTTTTACAAGTTAAAAATATTACCGATGTACCAGTAGAGAAGTTTGGTCAAGTTGTTACTAACTTAGAAACTATAGTTGGCTTGCCAGTTAATGGAACAAATGTTCCTACTGACTTACAATTAAGAACTCAAGGTAGACCACTGATTGCATTAGGTAGTGGACCACAAGGTACATATACTGTTAGTGATTTCTTTGGTTGTATGAGCGGGTTACCTTATAACGGACCATTAAAGAATATTTTAGCTAGACTACAGGAAGTAGCCACTAGAAAACTATTCAACATATATCATGAAACATATCTAGCAGTCACTTGGCAACGTGCTAAATGTACTATTTCACAAAACGTATACTTTGTCAACGTTCAGCCTTATATCGCACCTGACCCATCAGCACTTCCTCCGATTGCAGGGCAGCCTAGAATTGACGACTGGTACTATACTGTTTCATTTAGTTTAGGCGTTACAGGTGGCGGCTATAGTAGAGGCACAGCAGTGGCTCCTCTTGTTGACTTCTTCCCAAATCACTGTGGTGCTAGTATGACTGTTACCGAAGATTCAAATGACAATAATATACCGGGCACTTTTGGTCGTGTAGCAACAAAATCAATGAACAAAGGTAGTCCTTACTTGTACACAACTACTAGTGTGATGCAAGCAGGTCCTCCGTCTCAACCAACTCCACCTGAAGAGTGGATTCGCATTGAAGCACCTCCTATTGAAATGCTACCAGTACAAGACAATGGGGAAAAATCAACAGCAGGTGTAAATGTTGTGGGATACGCAAGTAGTAGTTTTGGCAATCATACAGAAGGTACTTGGTTCTGGCCTAGGGGAGGATCAAGTCCTGGCATGAACACACCTATTCAAGGCTACATTGACCAGGCTAATCAAGAGATTGATTATATCAATACCACAAAACGAGCAAGCTG